ATAAGGAAAGATTATATTTGGATTGTTTTCATAATTATTTTTTTGCTCTTTATTGTAGTTTTTAGAAGAAAAGCCCCGTAATGGGGCTTTTTTATGGGAGGAGATTAACTATTAATAATAGCTACTATGATAGTAATATTGATTATCAGCAGTAATGCTCCTAATACCTTGTATATATTTCCTTTTTTCTGATAATAGATTATTGTATTAACTGAAGCGGGTACTGTATGAGCTACCTTTTGATTTCGGTAACCTGTAACACGAACTCCTGAATTATATCTTTTATCAGGTTTGCCGACAGCTACTTGCTGTATGGTGTATATGATCTCATAATCTCTTTTAGAGTACTCAAACCCTCTCAGTATTATATACAAGGGAGCCAAAATTATTATGAAAAAACCAAGTATATAGTATAATAATAATTTCAGCAATAAATAGTCTTTGAAGGCATAATGCCAAAAAGAGAAAGGCACATTGTTCTTTTCTTGGGTAGGTATATCATCTGTGTTTGTTTGTGTGGTATTTGTAGTGGCTATATTGACTGGGGTTGCATGATTATTACCATATATCTGGTTACTAATTACCTTTCCCCCGTCTTTTCCTACTTGATTAACAGCAGAGCGGACAAACCCTCTGAGAAGATTGCTTAGGAAGTTACTCATAGTGATGTTTTTTGTGATTAATAAACCCTGTAAAATGTTTCTCCATTAAATTCTATTTCTTTGTCATTATTCTTTATTACTGCTCTGTCAGATATTGGTTCTCTGCTTTTATCCTCTATAAAATATTTATCATCAGTGTTATATAAGAGGGTTGTGTCTTTTGGTACTTCTTTCAAGTACTCCAATTTTAGATATATGTTAGGGTATTCTAACTTATCATAAGAGACTATGAAATAATCATTCCCTTTCTTATATGGTGCTTGATATAAAAATGCTTTATGAAATACCTCTGATATACCAGCATTCATAACAAATAACAATATTCTGTCTTTTGAGCGCTCTGACACCCACTCTGTTTCTTTTTCCCAAAAATCTTTACTATTTCTAATGGGTATTCTGCTAATCAAATCATCAAGTGTATAAGGCTGTAAGTTGCTTTTGTCCCCTTGCTTAAGGGGCAGTTCTTTATTAGATGTAGTAATTTCTTTTTTATTAGCATCTACTTTATATGTGTATTGTTCTGCTTTGGGGTATTCAGGATTTTCTATGTATAAATTAGGATACTCATACTTGTAAGCCCATACCTTAGTATTGTCATAATTCCCATACTCACTTTGTTTTCTTATAGTAACTTTATTTTCAGTAGAAGAAAAAGTATAAGAGGTAATGTCAAATTGACCAAATGGATTTTTATAATAATAAGTCCAAGTGGTGCCAGCAATGCTATTTTTAAGTTGTGCTACTTGTGGATCATCTTCCTTTGTTTCCTTGGTACAAGCGAGACAAAGGAGAGCAAATAATAAGATTAGTTTTTTCATGGTATTAAAATCTGATTTTTGAATTAACTATTTTCTCCACGGTAAAAAGCTGTATTACCTCGTCAAAATCCACGATTTGGTCAGGGTATAGAGGATTGAACGAATGACAGGTAATTTGTTGTTTTTTATGGTCTATTTTGGTTATTTGTTTCACAATATGCCCACTGCGGGTGGTAAGCACAAAGAGCTTGCTACGGATAGGCAGGGTATCTATTCCATCTGTCCAAAGGCGGATAAGTATCTCATCATCATCAGATAGGGAGCGCTTAGAGCCGTCATCCATACTATCCCCATTGACACGTACTACGAGATAATTCCCTTCGTTGTACTCACGAGGGATAAGTCGCTTGTGTGTCTCAGGTAGGCTTTCCACGAACGCCTCAGAGAAATCACCTCCGAGCATGCCTGCGGAGACAGCGAGGTCAGCGTATTCGACAATCATATAATTCTGCTCGGCTACGGGGGATACTTCCTCAGTGCCATTTTTTGACTTGAGCTTGCTAATGGAATGATTTAAGTCCTTTCCATTGATAAGGGCATTATCAGAGAGGAACATAGTACCTTTGTTATCAGTAAGCCATTTCTTGTTGATGTCAGGAAAGGTGGCGACTATCTCCTCAATGAGTTCATGTGTTACTATGGTCTCTCCTTGTGATAGTAGTACTTCATATTGCTTGAATGCTTGTTGCTGGTCATTGGTAATCCTATTTCTCAGTGATATAAAGAGCTTTTTTAGCTTTTTGAGTATGTTTTTTTGTTGGGCAGGAGTTAAAGGGGAGGCTTTTAGCATAGATCCTTCGCCTCTAAGTAACCACTCATAGCTAACATAAGGATATTTACTTACAATATTGTTTGCCAAATCTGCACTTATATCATTTCGTCCATTCTTCACATGGTATATTTTCACATTGTCTTTCAATCCTATTTCAACAGCAAATTTATTGTAAGATAGTTTCAAATAAGTTATCAACTCTTCTAATCGCTTAGCACTTTCAGTGCTAACATTTGTTTGTGTGTCTAAATTATTTTTCATACCTTTGTTGCGTTTTTAAATTATATAGTCATGTTGTATTTTATAAGTATTCTTCTGCTGTTAATCATAGTTTGGATTACTTCGCTGCTCACAAAGGGCTTGAATTTGCTAAAGAAAAACGAGATGTAATGAGATTATTTAAGTACATACCATCGTTATGATACTAACAATTAAAGACAGTACAGATACGATGAGAGCTATCCATGATATAGTTTTATTTCGTTTGATTTCCTCAATCTGTAGGCTTACTAATACATTTTGTTTATCATTGTACTCATTATTTTTTACAAATTGATTGTATAACTCTTGAAACCCTCCTTGATTATAGAAAGGCAGGGTTTTTTCATTAGCTTTAAGCAATGTAAGCGTTTCTGTCTCCTGCTTTGTTCCTACTTGGTGAAGGACAAATATATCTACATAATGAATAAAAGGTTTTTCTATATAATTTAAACCCTTAGACATGTCTTTTGTATCAATTTGCAAGAGTCTTTTTACAAGATCATCAGCCACACTCAACTCCTTATTTAAGATAATAAGGCTTGATAAAATCAAGTCTAAGATAGGTATATCCTCCTTTGAAAAATATATTTTCACAACTCTAATTATTTAAAAACCAATTACTTGCAAACTTTAACACTAACTTTAACAAGGTTAATGCACATTTTGTATTGTACTTTACAAAAAGTGTAGTATCTTTGCAGTGTCAAAACAGAGGTATAAAATACATTTGTTTTTTACAGGTGCAAATATAAGTATAAAAATTAAAATAGCAATGAAAAAAGTGAATAAAGTCAAAAAGACAGCTAAAGACTATAGAAATAATATTACTGGGGATCTGTCGGAGAAGGCGTCAAATGCGATAAAAAAGACTAATCAGCTTAGTTTGCGATTGGCATTATTTTTTGATGTGAAACAAGCTGCGGTGTTGGATTTGGCTAAGAGACGTAGTAACAAGTTACTTAATATAACACTTGTTCCTATCTACAAAGAATTTAATCTAAACGAAGAAGACTTAACAGACGAACTATGACACGAGTAGAATATGCAATAAGCACTTATAAGAACCTAACCCTTGAGGAGGTAGAGGATTTCAATAAGGCTATGGGGTTGCTACCTGACAGCATAGACCAGTATGCAGAGGCTATAAGGAGAGTGCAAAGAGAGCGACCAAAAGACAGTTTAATGAGTATAAAAGAGGTTGCAGACTTCCTCAATATAGAAAAGCAGACAGTTACCCGTTTGGAGCGTGAAGGGTGCTTTTACAGAGTAAATGACAAAGGACATCCTAAGTACTCCTTCAATGAGATAAAGGAATTTGCTCAGGGGTACGAAAAGAACAGAAGTAGAAAATAAAAAAGCCCCACGAGGGGGCGATAAATATAACATTAAAACGATGGCAAAGATACTTCAAAAAATTTTCTCTTGCAAGCAAAAGGCAAAAAAAGTGCAAGACCAACAACTACAAGTGATTGACGGCTATTTGTGCTACAACAAGCGCCGTTACAATGAGCTAAACTACGAGCAGAAAGAGCAATATAACGACTGCTTTATCTCCCAATCCGATAAGTTGGCTTTTGAAAAACTCCTTAGAGAAACCCAATTAAAGTATGTGTTATGAGAACAATGACTAATACTGAGTTTGAGCGTGTGCTCACAGAAGAACGCAAGCAACGCTATTATTACAGCGATTTGTTGGACTTGCACGAAGACAGTAATAGGTCTTTCAGCTGTGAGTTTATCACAGAAGACGATTACCCTGATGATTGGTATTGCGCTATCTACTATGATGTAACCACTCATTGCGAGGGCAACAATAATGAAAGCTCCCACAGTGTGGAGATACAGCATATATACATCAACTTCCAAGAGGTTAAGGCTACTGAAATGCAAGAAAGTGTATTAACAACAGTACTCACCAACCGAGCCAATGAAGAATTTCAGTATAAAGAAACTGATATATACCCCGATTATGCAACTTCTAAAATGTGGTAATATGAAAATAGGTGATTTAGTAAGGGTAAGCCCCTTTATAACAAAAGACCCTGCAAACCAAAAAGGCAAAGAAGGGGTAATTGTAGAGATAGTCAATAACGAAGGCTTTGAGATAGTCAAGGTAAGGTTCAATAAGGACTGTTACGGACTATATGACGGTGATACACTTGAAAAAATAAACTATGAAAAAGTTAGCAATAAAGAGATATTACAAGGATAAACGCGATGACTTATATAAGGTAATCAGCTACGATGAAGATAAGTGTGATTATAGAATGATGAAGTTAGATACTTTCTTCTATAATATAGAAACCTTAGTAGTTATACACACTGACAAAGTAGCAGATTACGAGTTTAAGGAAATTCCTCAAAAAGAATTTATGAAAATGTACATGAATATCTTAAATGAGTCTCAGAGACTCCTTAGTAGAAAGAAAATGTATTAACAAATCAAAATTATATCAAAATGAATGAGAATTTAATCACAGTACAACAACTCCCCGTGATCGTCTATGAACGATTGGAAAGCGTGGGGCAAGAAATTGACAAGCGTATCGCATCGCTTGATTTAGACCAACAACTGGTAACAGAGGATACCAAGAAAGCTGTTAAGGACACAAGGGCAATGCTCAATAAAGAGTTGAAAGACTTTGAAGAGCAGCGCAAACGTATCAAAGAGCAAGTAGTAGCGCCTTATGAGACTTTTGAAAAAGCATATAACTCCTTTATCAAGGTAAAATATGAGAAAGCCGATGGTATTCTTAAAGTGAAAATTGATGAGTTTGACAGAAAGCTAAAAGCAGACAAAGAAGCACGTATCAGGGCTTATTTTACAGAGTTGTGCCAGGCAAATAACATTGACTTTCTCCCTTTTGAAAGGCTTTGCTTAAACATAAGATTAAATGATAGTGATAAGAGCTTGAAAGACATCGTAAATACTAATATTGACAACGTAGTTAAGAGCCTTGAATTTATTGAGAGCCTAACAGACCCCGACGAATATAAGGCAGAAGTTCTCGCTGACTACAAGCAAACCCTTGATGTAATGATTGCGATAAACAATGCAAAGTATCGCAAACAGCAACGAGAAGCTGAACTACAACGCCTTGAAGCACAAAAGGCACGAGCTGAGCAAGCAAGGTTAGCAGCCGAAGCAAGGGCAAAAGAAGTGGCACCGCTACAAGCACCTGAAGAAGTACCAGCTCCAGCAATTCAAGAAGCACCCGCCCCTCCTCAAGAAGTCCCTGCTCCAGCGCCTCAAGAAGAAATACTACACTTTACACTTGAGGTAATAGGTACAAGGGCGCAACTTAGAGCATTGCGCCAATTCTTAGAAACGAATAACATTAAATACAATTCAAAATGAGTACAACAATCACCACTACAGAGAAGAAATTAACATTAGGAAACTTCCTTAATCAAGCTAACACAGCCGATTTCCTAACAAAGACATTAGGTTCAAGAAAATCAGAATTTGTATCCAACCTCTTAGCACTTTCAGATAGCAACAAAGAGCTGTTACAATGCGATAATACAGAGCTGATGAAGTGTGCCTTGAATGCCACAGCCCTAAATCTGCCACTTAACAAGAACTTAGGGTATGCGTATGTTATCGCTTACAAAGATTGGAAGACCCAAGAAGTACATCCACAGTTCCAAATGGGATATAAAGGCTTTATCCAATTGGCGATCCGCAGCGGTCAATACAGGACGATTAATACTTGCGAGGTACGAGAAGGCGAGATTAAGCGTAACAAGTTCACAGGACACACTGAATTTCTTGGAGAAAACCCTGAAGGCAAAGTTATAGGTTATTTGGCATACATTGAGCTACAAAATGGCTTTCAGCAATCACTATATATGAGCCTTGAGCAAGTGCAAGAGCACGTAAGTAAGTACTCACAGAGCGGCATGGATAAAAAGACGGGGGAGCTTAGAGGCGTATGGAGAAACGAATTTGATGCCATGGCAAAAAAGACAGTACTCAAGCTCCTGCTTAATCGCTATGGGGTGTTATCAGTAGAGATGCAAAATGCTATAGAGAAAGACCAAGCAGACAGTGAGGGGCGTTATATAGACAATCCGCAAATAGGTAGGTATGTACAAGATGCTGTTATCGTAGAACAAAACGAACCTACTGAGGTTGTTGCCCAAGAAGAACCAGTAGCTCCTACACCTGCCCCTGCCCCTTCAGAAAGTCCTAAACAAGTTGATTTCAAAACCTTGTAAGTATGAGAACAAGTTATTTTACCCTTGGACAATCACACGTATATCGTCTTAATGGACAAACCTTAGATTGTGATTGTGTGATTAAGATTATAGCCGAGGATCCACGATTGGTAATGATTGAGCATTTCGGTTTGAAATGGTCGCTTGAATATGGCTCATGTCCTAACTTGAAGTACTTCCCACGTGGTGTATATAACCTAACTGATAACAAATGGGAATAGCAAAAGTCATTAGTTCAGGTAGCGAGGGTAACGCCGTGATATACAACAATGCAATAATGGTAGATTGCGGCGTTTCTCTCAAAGCCTTACAAGAAGTAAAACGTTCTTTGAAAATAGTACTCCTTACCCATAAGCACGGAGATCATTTAAAAATACGCACCTTGCAGCGGTTACAAGCTGAAAGACCAGCCTTGCGAATTGCTTGCGGCAATTTCCTCTTAGAAGAATTACCATGTATCAAGAATATAGATGTATTGCAAGTGGGTAAGATATACGATTATGGAGCGTTCAAGGTATCACCTATTAAGCTGTACCACGATGTACCTAATTTTGGTTGGAGGATATTCCTCCCCAACGGACAAAAGATATTTCACGCTACCGATACGGTACATTTGGAAGGTATCAGCGCTAAGGGTTATGACCTCTATGCTATTGAGCATAACTATTGCGAGGAGTACATACAGCAAGCGATTGAGGAAGCACGAGCCAACGGCGAATATACCCACGCATACGGCAATATCAATACACACCTTAGCATACAGCAAGCAAGGGCGTTTATTGAGGCAAACAGAAAGGAAAGCAGCGAGGTGTTAGAGCTGCATAAAAGTAGAAGTTTTTATAAATAAAAATTAAAGAATATGGAATTGACAAAAGAAGAATATTCTAAAAAAATACTGCAAGATTCCGAAAAACTTGTAAAAGATTCGGCATTAAACCTACAAGAAACACTTCGTAGTTTTCTTGAAGAAGATTTGACTGAAATAGACATTTTGAAGGCTATGTATATTTCATTAAACGTGCAAAATAACACAATACAAAGTCTCCTTTATAACTTATCATTGTTGGTAACATTAAATAGCAAAGAAAATGAAAACAGTATTTAGAAAAGGAATGAAGGTCTATGACCAGTTTAATTCCCCTGATATGGAAGGTGTAGTTGTAGAGGTAATTGATAACGAATGTGATGACTACCCTATAGGGGTTTCGTTTCTGAAATATGATATATGCTATTATACCCCCGAAGGTCGTTTTAATAAAAGAGATATTCCAACCCTTTCAACAAAACCATACAAAGTAGAATTTCAAGGCTTTGAACAAAAAGCACCTGTACCAACTTTTGAGGAAGCTTGGAATAATTCACATAATAGTAAAGAAATATTCTATTCATCTAATTGTGATAAAGTTTGCTCAGGTTACCCAACACAGGAATTAGCAGATGCTTCGGAAGCATTAAGGAGACTACTCTTTCTTAGAGACTACTACAATGAAGGCTGGCAGCCTGATTGGAATGACACATCTTTGAAACATATTATCTACATGAAAGTAGAAGGTGGTTGGAATTTTCTTATTGACTCCAGATCAAAATATCCTCGTGTATTACACTTTAAGTCAGAGGAAATAGCAAAGAAATTCATTAAAGAACAAAAGGAGTTATTAGAAATTGCAAAACCTTTATTATGACAAAAGTAATGATTGTACTGATGTTAGCCCTTAACATCCTTAGTTTGATAATTCTAAGGGACTATACCAAAGCTACCCACGCCATGGTAACGGCTATATTCCTTCATCTATTACTCAAAGACAATGAAGATGATGATCCTCCATTAAATACAGCGTAACGCCTGTAATATTAGGTAATTAGTAACCCAAAAAGCAAGTATCAATTGGGATAGTAGCAGGTTCGAGTCCTGCCTTGCTTTCAAAGACGATAACAATGAAAAATTTAAACTTAAAAGATATAAAAGAGTGCTTTGAGTTATACAAAGTAGCTTTTAATAAGAAGCCATACATTAGTAATCTTGCTAATGAGCTACGTATTAAGACGACTGAATTGATGAAGTTCATAGTTGAAAACGATAAACATTTTGTTCTATATCAAAATGACAAAGGTACTTATATTTCACAAATGTATGTCGAGTTGAAAGATAGAGAAGGTACGAATGAATATGTTGAGTATAATAAGGAAAGATACAAAAATACAATATTCCTCAAAGTAGTATATTATGACTATACCAAAGATGTTGCATTTCATTGTGTGGAACAAGACTCAAAAGATGATAAAAGGTCAGATGAATGGCGCAATACACCAGATAAAATTGATAAAATAAAACCATATCTACAACAAAACACATTTACAGGAGGAGGTTATGGTGATAGTTATACAAGAAAGTATGATAATTATTTGTCAAAGGAAAATATAAAGCTACTTATGTCGCAAGGGTGGCAGTTTGCGAATTATAATGAAAAAGCTGATGAATAACAATAAACTATGATTTTCAACGCAAGTAACGAGTTTGATATACAAAGAGCAAAAGAGCGTTTAGCGTTTCTCATCGAAAAGAAAAAGACTTTTGAAATCATAGAAAAGAAGCCTAAACGTACCTATTCACAAAACAATTACATTCATCTCCTTTTTTCGTGGTTTGCATTGGAATATGGAGAAACACCTGAGTATGTGAAACAAGAGATATTTAAGAAGTTAGTTAATCCGCAAATATTCCTAACTGAATATGTGAATTACAAAACGGGAGAGGTAAGGGCTGCGTGGAGAAGCACAGCTGATTTAAACACAAAAGAAATGACAACCGCTATTGATAATTTCAGAGACTATGCCAGTAAGGAAGCAGGTATATACCTACCAACCCCTGATGATTTAATCTCTCTCAATGAAATAGAAAGACAAGTGAATAATTTACAAGGGAGGTATTATTAAGCAATTTTCACCCCTTATTAAGCAAGGCAAAAAATCATTCCTAACTGTCTAAAAACCAACGCAAAAAAGTAAATAAGCAAGATTTATAAAGATTTAAGCAATGAAAGAAACCATTAATCGTTTTGAGGAGGAGATTATCACAACCTCCAACCTATCTGAGATGAAGGATAAGTACTTAGCAGAGACGCTTTACCGAAAATGGCCTGAGAACTTCGTAGATGAAAGCACAGGGGAGCTGGTTAATATAGAGCGCAAAGAGATAATATTTGACCGTGGCACACTCTTAGACCATCACAGCTTAGAGGAGATTAATTTCTTCCTACAAAGTGGAGATATTACTGAGGTAAAAGTCAGTACTATACAAAGACAAGCAACCTTAGTCAATGGATGTGCTGCCACATGGGTAGCTGTAGCAAAGGTAATGGGAAAGAAACAAACCTTCTTCCTATATGCTAATAGTGTAGAAGTAGCTATGCAGATCCTCACGGACTACATAGAACAGCACTACCAAGGATATTTTGAAGTGTTATCGCTCAAGGAACAAGAATATTTGTACATAGTAACCTTAACCAAGGACAATGGAGAAGATGAAAAGGTCAATTGTTATATCGCTGAGATGGAGATGAAATATGAGCGTTACACAACTCGTAATAAATTCTTGGTAAAGGCTATCAATGCCGAGGAAACCAAACCTCTATGTATTGCGTTCTTTGATAAGTATATGCAGGATAAGGAAAATCCTGAACCTTATACAATGACACTGTTATCGGCAAAGATAATGAAAGTAGAAGCTGTAATTGACCATCTATTTTGCCATGTGTATATAGATAGAAGCAAAGGCAAAGGAGAACAAACAGCCGATAACGACTAACAAACCTAACATTGGAAAGTTATGTATCTCATGTCTAAGACATGGAGACCCCCGATAGGCAAGCACTCACGTTCGAGCCGTGAGCGGGGGCAAAATTTTAATGAATGAGTTATGATTTACGGATATATTAGAGTTAGCAGCGACAAGCAAACGGTAGAAAATCAGCGCTTTGAGATTAGTAATTTTTGTAAGCATCAAAATCTTTCAATTGACGACTGGATAGAGGAAACTATCAGTGGTACAAAGAACTACTCCAAGCGGCAACTTGGGAGACTGTTGCGTAAAGTACAAAAGGATGATATAATCATCTGTAGCGAATTGTCTCGTCTGGGTAGAAATCTCTTCATGATTATGGAGATACTAAATATCTGCATGACAAAAGAGTGTCGTGTTTGGACAATCAAGGATAACTACCGCTTGGGCGATGATATACAGAGCAAAGTCCTTGCCTTTGCTTTTGGGCTGTCCGCTGAGATAGAGCGTAACCTTATCAGCCAGCGAACCAAAGAAGCTTTGGCGAGGAAGAAGGCAGAAGGTGCAAAACTTGGACATCCTCAGGGTTTCCGCTGCAGGCTTAATCCCCAATGTGCAATGAAGCATGAATGGATAATAAAAGAACTCTCTAAGGGTACAGAAAAAACAGTTATAGCCAAGAAACTAAAGGTGTCTAGGACAACATTCTATCGTTACCTTGTGTATACAGACATTCATACACCTATCAATTGTCAGCAAGAAGGATGGAAAGAATACGGAATATATCATTAATTAAAAAAATGAAAACATTATATAAATTAATAACGGATACCGCAGAACAGGCGGGAATAAAAGTCCTTTCAGATGCACGTTGTTGTCAATTATTAGCTTGGGTTCTTGATATAGGTGGTTATACAGAGGAAAGTACTCATAACATTAAACTTAATCAAGATATTCATATAGCGCAGAGACGACTGAATATAACCGGAGGTGGTATACCTAATATAGAATTAATAACCATATTTAATGAATATCATTCAGAGCTTCTGAATTATCTTAACAAAAAAACCGAAAAGCCTCAATGGTTAATATATATTGAAAATTACTATAAATTAATTCCTTATAAAAATAATTAACAACCGATTTGAAAGGAGATTGAGTGCGCATAAATCTTTTTTTAAATCTCTAATTTCAAATCAAAATGAACGAGTATCAAGAATTTTTAAAATCGAAGCAGAAAGCAAAGGAGCATAAAGGCTTTGCGGCTTTACCAATGAATGACAAGCTATTTCCTTTTCAGCAGTTCATCGTAGAACGTAACCTAAGCAAGGGCAAACATGCTGTATTTGCGGATTGCGGATTAGGTAAGACTGTGATGGAGCTTGAGACAGCAAGCCAAATCGTAAGGCACACCAATAAGCCTGTGTTAATCCTCGCTCCCTTGGTGGTAGTAGCACAGACCCAAAGAGAAGCGGAAAAGTTTGGGTTTGACCTTGATAAGGTAACAATCACCAACTTTGAGAATTTGCACAATATCAATCCCCTGGAGTATGCAGGGCTGATAGTAGATGAAAGTTCTATAATGAAGAACTTTGAAGGCAAAATCAAACAGCAACTTTTTGAGTATTTCCATAATACCCCTTACAAGTTTGCTTTTACAGCTACTCCCTCCCCTAATGACCCTATGGAGCTTGCTAATCACTCTGAGTTTTTAGGTTATCAAAGCAGGTTAGGAATGCTTGCTACCTACTTTATCAATGACCAAGACCACACGAGTAAATGGAGATTGAAAGGGCATGCGATTGAGAAGTTCTATCAGTTCGTATCGAGTTGGGCAATAATGCTTACCAATCCCGCTGATATAGGTTACCCAATGCAAGGGTATGACTTATCAGAGGTAATTTACAAGGAGCACCAAATCATCACTGAAAATGACTTTAGCAATGGTATGTTATTTCCCAATTTGGCTGTATCAGCTACTGACTTCAATAAGGAGTTAAGACGAACCAAAGAGCAGCGAATAGCCAAGGCAATAGAGATAGCTAATGCTAATGAGGAACCACATATTGTGTGGGTGAAACATAATGACGAGGGGAAAGAAGTTACTGCGGGTATTCGTGGGGCTGTGGAAGTATCAGGAAGCGATAAGCCTGAAGAGAAAGCTCAAAAGCTCTTAGACTTTGTCGATGGGAAGTTTAGGGTATTGGTTACCAAACCTAAGATAGCTCAATACGGATTGAATTTTCAGCACTGCCTTAATCAAACCTTTATGAGTCCTGACTTTTCCTTTGAAGGCTTTTACCAAGCGGTAAGACGATCACACCGCTTCGGAAAGAAAGGAGATGTAACGGTTAATATTGTAACCACAGATACTATGCAGAATGTTATTAGTATCATCAAAGAAAAAGAGAAGCAATTCAAACAAATGCAACAATTAATGATTAATAACCAAACACTATGGAACAACCAAAATTCACAGCTATACACGGCGATTGCGTAGAGGAGGTGGCAAAACTCCCTGATAACAGCATTGACTTTTCAATATTTAGCCCTCCCTTTGCCGAGTTATATGTCTATTCAGATGATATACGAGACATGGGTAACTGCCAAGATTATGAGGAGTTTTTTGTACACTTTCAGTTCCTTGTAAAAGAATTAGCAAGGGTGATAAAAAGCGGACGATTGGTGGCTGTACATTGTATGGATTTGCCAGCAATGAAAGGCAAAGACGGATATATCGGGCTTAAGGACTTTTCAGGAATGCTCATTCAGGCTTTTGAAAAGGAAGGGTTTATCTATCACGACAGAGTAACAATATGGAAAAGCCCAGTAGTGGAAATGACACGAACCAAATCAATAGGGCTACTACATAAGACTATTAAGAAAGACAGCAGTCTATCACGTACTGGGATACCTGATTATATCTTAGTCTTTCGCAATGCAGGTGATAACTTAGTACCAATTACCCACCAAGATAAAGATGAGAATAAGGAAAATTACCTCCCCGTGAATTTATGGCAAAAGTACGCTGAGCCAGTGTGGTATGACATCAACTACTCCGATACCTTGCAATATACCTCTGCTCGTGAGGAGAAGGACGAGAAACACATCTGCCCCTTACAATTGGAAACGATCAGGCGTTGCTTGCACCTATGGAGTAATGAAGGAGATACAGTACTCAGCCCTTTTGGAGGGATAGGAAGTGAAGGGTATGAAAGTCTAAGGCTTAATCGTAACTACATAGGGATAGAGCTTAAGGAGTCCTATTACAACCAAATGCAGCGCAATCTCAAGCGTATGATTGCCGATAAAATGCAACCTAAATTATTTTAAATACTCATTCATTTTTCCTTGTCTTTTGCCCTCGCTTGTACTTGGCGTGTATGCTCAAGGAGAGGGCTTAGGGCAAGTGATTTAAAAACTAAAAAACATGACAAAAGATTTAACGTTCAAAGAGAGTTGGTATAAAGCTATGAGCCATCTCCCTAAGTCAGAACAATCCAAAGTAACCATGGCTATATTGCATTATGCATTTGCTGATGAGGATTGGGAGAAGGTACTCCGCCCTCAATCACGAGCGGTATTCCTGCTAATCAAAGCAGACTACCACATGCAAGAAAAATTAGCATAAGAAGTAATTATCACGTTCATTTAAATAATAACCAATGGAAAGAGAAAGTTTTGTCTTTTACAGGAGTTTTTATGAAGGGATAAAGGAACTGCCGAGAGATATTCAGGGAGAAGTGCTTACAGCCATAATGGAGTATGGCTTAAACGGAGTAACAACTGAAAATCAGAAGCAGATAACAAAAGCGATGTTTGCCCTTATAAAACCTCAATTAGACGCTAATAATCAAAGGTTTGAGAATGGTAGATTAGGAGCAGAGCATGGTAAAAAAGGAGGAAGACCAAGAAAAGAAAAACCCCAAGAAAACCCCAACCTAACCCCTAAAAAACCCCAAGAAAACCCCAACCTAACCCCTAATGTAAATGTAAATGATAATGTAAATGATAATGATGATAAAGACGCCTCCGCCATCACTGATGAGAAAAAATATTACTCATCTGATAACGGAGTGATAAAATCAATCAGCGAATTAAAACGTGATTATTTAAACGACGAGAATCTTTGTAATGCAATAATCAAAAACCTAAAAGTAATTGATAAAAACATGATTTCTGAGCAATTGGAGGCTTTTAATCAGCATTTGGAGTTACAAGGAGAACGGTTAAAAGAAGTGAGAGATTACAGGACACACTTTAAAAACTGGCTTAAAAAAAGGCAAGAAGTGGCAAAAAATACCCCTGTAATCACAGCTCCTAAGCGCATTCGCTTTGATGAGAATGGTAATGAAATTACTTATTAAAAAATATTTGAAATGCAAAATAAACAAATACCTAACAACCCTGAATTGGAAGAAGTTGTAATTGGCGGCATGCTCATGGAGCAAAGAGGAGTTACTGAATTTGTCGAGGTAGTGAAAGACACAAATGTTTTTTACAATCAAAAAAACGCAATAATCTATGATGCAATCCTATCTTTATACAAATCGTCTCAAGTAGCGGATTTAATGACAGTTAGTGATGGATTAAAGAAAATGGGTAAACTTAAAGACGTAGGAGGGAGTGCTTATCTTATTGCTCTTACGGAAAGAGTATCATCATCAGCAAATATGCAATATCACGCATTGATTCTTATGCAGTTGTATGTGAAGAGAAAGAGTATTGATGTAGGTTGTCAGCTTATAGAGCAATCCTATGAAGATGATACTGATATTTTTGAGTTATTGGATTATTCCTACAAAGAGCTTGATAAAGTGTCTGATTGGTTGTCTATCAAACAACCCAAGGATATAGGAGATTACTTAACAGAAGTCCTTAAACCCAAATCTGAGCGTGCAGGCGTTCCTACTGCTGTACGAGACATAAACCTTAAACTCAATGGCTACCAACCGAGTGATCTTGTCATTATAGCAGGGCGCCCTGCCATGGGAAAGACAGCATACGCTCTTAGTGATGCGCTTCATCAAGCACGATTAGGCTACCCTGTAGGGATATTCTCCCTTGAAATGAGTGCAAGACAACTAACGGCAAGGCTCTTTGCCAATTACTCAGGGATAGATAGCAACAAGTTGGCTTTTGGCTCACTTACACAAAGTGAGATGGATGTTGCAGTAAGCCTCCGTCCTTCTTTCAATAAACTGCCTTTGTATATTGATGATGAACCTTTCCTTACTCTTTTGTCTTTAAAAATCAAAGCAAAAAAGTGGGTTAGAGAAAAGGGAGTGAAGGTTATTTACATTGATTACCTACAACTCATTAGCAATAATCAAAAGGGCCGCACACGAGACCAAGAAATTAGTGAAATATCCCGTACCCTCAAGGGGTTGGCTAAAGAGTTAGACATACCAATCATTGCCTTATCCCAGCTATCCCGCGGGGTTGAAACACGGGCAGATAAGCGCCCCATGCTTTCAGACCTCAGAGAATCAGGAGCCATAGAGCAGGATGCTGACAATGTACTATTCCTCTATCGCCCTGAATATTATGGAATACCACAATGGGAAGATGGATCACCTACAGCCAATGAAGTAGAGGTTATTATTTCAAAGTTTCGCAACGGCACAACAGGAGGAATAATTACGGGATGTCAGCTACAGTACATGCGATTTTTTGAACGAGGAGGGCAATATAACTCGTTCTTACAACAAGAAAATAATTTGCCAAAAATAGACCCTAAAAGTAACACACCCTTTTAAAATGAAAAGTACAAAATTTATAACAGAACTAAGAGCACGAGGGCTACAAATCACAGAGAAGGAAGTCAAATATCTCATGGAGATAGCCGTTGCTGATTATCGTGAAAGCCAAGTAAAACCAATTCTTAAGAGGGAGTATATGGCGCATTATATGATTATGGCATTATCCTACTGCAAAGCTACCAGTGAATTACTTCACATGATTGATGAAAGCTATCCAAGGTTTAGACTTAAACAGGTATTTATGGAATGCAAGAAGAAAAACAACGAAGTAGTAGAAGAGTTTGAAAAGGTCAATAAGATAGACCCGCAGCTACTCAATGCTTTCAGCGCATACGCAAACGATATAACTGAGATAATGTATTTACACATGGACGACGTAGATAAAGAGAAAAAAGAACAAAAAGCAAATGAAAAAACAAACTGACACCCCATTAAGAGCCTTTGAGGTAGCCGTAGATAGGCTGCTCATGGAATTTTGTGAGAAACACGATTTAAGCTATGAATTTTCTGTAGGTAATGATAGTGTAGATATGTTCCTAATATCTGACTACTTCTTCAGTCTCTCGGATATATACTTTGACCTCAAGAGCAATCAACCAAAAGGTAAAATCATACAATGGTACGATTACCTCCTTGATAATGAAGTGAATATTAACTACTATTCCTATTGCATGGGCTTGAGAAAGGAGCAACTAAGTAAAATGCAAAACGATTAAAATTTATAGTAGATGAATTTACACCTTACACTCACGAAAAACTGGTTTGACCTTATTCTCTCAGGAGAGAAGAAGGAGGAATACCGAGAGATAAAGCCCTATTGGGAAAAGCTGCTTATGGGAAAGACATACGATAAGGTCATCTTTCGTAATGGGTATGCTGCCAATGCTCCACAATTTACAATGAAACTAAAAAGTATCACCCAAGGCACAGGAAAGAGCGAATGGGGTGCAGAAGAAGGAAAAAGATACTTTGTACTTAGTTTAGGGGAAATTATTAACATTAAAAATATTGACAAATGAAAACAATCCAAGAACTCGTCCCACTTATCCAAGAGTGGGCAAAAGAAAGAAAAATCTATGAAGAGCTAACGCCTTTTGATGAACTCCTCAAAACACATGAAGAGGTTGGGGAGCTTATCAAGGCGTGTTATGACAATGATAAACCAGCTATCCAAGATGCGATAGGTGATACTATGATTTGTCTTATTAACTATTGCTATTTTAAAAATATGGATTTCATTTTTCACTATGAAAAAGTATATCCGATGGAAGCCCCTAATAATATCACACAAACTACATTCGCTATATCTGCTAATAATATATTGTCAGAACTATTTGAGGCAGAATATGAACAAGATGAACTATATTTATACTCCTATCTGATAGAGCATATACTTAACGGTCTCCAATGTATCGCCTTATCAGAAGACACAACCTTAGAAGCCTGCCTTAACCTCGCCTACAACGAAATCAAAAACAGAACTGAAAGAATGATTAACGGTAAATTTGTAAAAAATGAAGAATAAAAAATACACCTTTTGCAAAATATTTGACCTTGAGGATAAGCAAATTCTTATTCGAAAAGATTATTGTGAGGAAGATCTTTACAAAATTAAAGTATCTACCTTTAATGGAGAGATATTAAAATGTTTTTATTTTGGTTATATAAAAGAGGAAGATGCAGATGAATGTTTTGATTCAATGACAGTAGAAGAAATATTAAGATATTTAAAAAATATAGACACAAAAGAGACTAAAGATGAAAAATAACAACTACCCCAATTGGCTCGTCTCTATAGAGATAGCTAAAAAGCTTAAAGAAATAGGTTTTGATTTACCTTGTGCTTATTTTTATAACAGTAAATATGAAGAAAGTGAATTGTGTATAAACACAATAGATGATGAAATCTATATAGGAGGAGTAGATTATAAAAATGTAACTTTTATAATAGCATCCAATATACATAGTTTAGATAATAACGAAAGAGATTTGTATTTTTCAACACCCACTTGGGAACAAGTGTTAGAATGGTTCAGAAACAAAAAGATACTTGGTAATGTTAATCAAGAGTGGGAGTATGGAAGATATAATTCTCCAAGTAGTTTAAATTATTTCTATGTCATAAACGATTGCAGAAAGAAAAAGATTAAAGAAACTAAAGCAATTGTAAATGGAGGTTTTGATAATTATGAAGAAGCCCGTGAAGCACTTGTAAAAGCACTCATACGAACCTATAAAAATGAACAACTATGAATAAGAACTTAATTGTACTATCAGGAAAGAAACGAGTAGGCAAGGACACCGTGGCCAACCTTTTCAACGACTATACCCAGCGCAAATATGAACTAAGAGCCTTTGCCGAGCCCGTCAAAGAGATAGTATCTCAAGCAGTAGGAACAAACTCATACAGATTAGACCTTTTCAAGGAAAGCCGATTAGTGGATGTCAATGGCATACAGAGTAACCTAACCATAAGGGAGCTGTACCGAAAGACAGCCGACTTTTACAAGGAACTCCTCGGAGAGAATATATTCGCTAAGCTGATGTTTAGACGATTGGCTTATGAGAATTACGAATTTCCAAGGGTGATTATCACAGACATGCGCTTTAAGGTAGAATACGAACAAATGAAACTACTTGACCCTGTATTTATCCGTGTGAAATGCAGAATGGGCAATATGGATACCCACCCCTCCGAAATAGACCTTGACGATGTGCCTGATAGTGATTTTCACTTTATCATAGACAATACATGCACACGTACCCAACTCAAGGAGCAAATACAAGCAATAGTCAAAAAGTTGAGAATATGAAAATATATCTATCAGGCAAGATCAGCGGGACAGACCTTGACTATGTACGTCGCCTATTTGACAAGGTAGCTACTACCCTCCGAGCGTTAGGACATGAGGTTACCAACCCTCTCTGTAACGGACTATCTGAAACAGACCCATGGGAGGAGCATATGGCAAAGGATATAATAGACCTACTCCAGTGTGAGGGTATCTATATGCTACAAGGTTGGGAGGATAGTCAAGGGGCAAGAATTGAGCATGCTGTAGCTAAAGAAATAGGGCTAAAAGTGATGTATGAATAATCATTAGCGGCCAGCGCATTCCTTGTAATCACTGGTCGCTAATACTTAAATTAACAAAATGAAATATATTTATACCTACATTTGAAAGTATAAATGTAAGTATAAATGTAACTATAAATCGTGTGACAAATGTTACACGCTTTCAACATGTTATATGAAAAATTTGCATGGATAATTCAAATATATTTCGTACCTTTGCACTTTAAAATAAATTAACGATTATATATTGTATTTTAGATTATGAAAACTAATATAGTAATGAAGAGTGCCGACCGTAATCTGTTCGGCATAATCATCAAACAAAACACTAAAAACGGACAAAGCCTTTCTGTTACAGACCTAATGAAGGCATATGAAAAAGCACGTATGCAATATGGTTGGTCTGATAAACGTCTTAGCGATATAATGAATAGCAAAGCATTTAAGGAGAGATGCTTTTACATCCTAAAAAAGAGGGAATTGGTAAAAGCGGAATTTTCCGCTTTTATGGAATTCTTTGAAAAAGAAGGAGTTGTGAATGTGCTCAAAGGATTAGAAGTTTGGAAAACATCAGGAAGAGGGGAAAATAAATCTACTTACGCCGACCCTCATATTTGGGTGTTATTAGCATTAGAACTTAATCCTATGATATATGCAGATGTTGTAATGTGGCTTACAGACAGCCTTATCTTTAATCGCATATTAGCAGGCACAGAGTTCCTTCCTATGAACAGGGCAATTGCTTCTATTGTCCCAAACCCCGAATATTCCCTTTATTGCCGAGAAATCAATAATAAAGTATTTGGACGGCACGAAAGGGGTATAAGAGATACGGCAACTAACAAGGAACTAAGGTTAATTTCCGATATTGAAAAGTTTATTATACAACTTATAGAACAAGGAATATTAACCAATGAACAACAACTTCTAAGAGTAATTACTAACTACAAAGCCGCCTAATGACAACAAATATAATAACACCTAAGATAAAGAACAAAAACAGCAGGCAGCTAACAAGGAGTTTTCGTATAATGAAAGCATTTCTCCTTATTAAGTTTGCTCACTTATATAGTCAGCGATGCCTATATCAATCCCTGATGAAGTCAAAGAATGACTATCACACAGCCGAGAATATATCCAATATGATAAATGATATATTCGGAGGTCAAACCTCCCCTCAAGATTTTATATGTGATAAGAATGAGATAGCAGATAAGTGTATTAACCTCACTGAGGAGATGAAATCATACGAAGGGGTACTAAAAACACTAAACATTGATCCACAAGATGTATATGCTTTTTGTGCTGATGTAGAGTACAACAACTCAGTACCATTATTCAGATGTTACGGGCAAATTGCTATGTATGTAGTGAGATATATAGATGAAGCCTTAGAAAATATAAAGCACCTTAAAGGGTTTGAATTTGCTCCTAAAAACTTATCTATGGTAACTCGTAAGATAGTAATTCAAGTAGAATCCGCCTTTGGGTTTGTCTTTTTGAGAAGAATTATAAGGCGCTGCAAAAAAGAGTATAAGGGTAAAAAAATTAAAGTGACAATAAAAAGTAATGTACACCTATGAAACATCAAGAAAGCACCCTACAAACCTCCTGTGTGAAATGGTTTAGGTTACAGTATCCTAACCTCGTGATATACGCTGTTCCTAATGGAGGAAGTCGAAACGTTCGAGAAGCACAACGCCTCAAGGCTGAGGGAGTACTCGCAGGGGTCGCAGACCTAAATGTATTACTTCCTAATGGAAAGATAATTTACATAGAGATGAAAATCAAAGGAAACAAGCAAACCCCTAATCAAAAAGACTTTCAACAAAAAGCCGAGGCGCTCGGATATAAGTACTATGTATGCTATAGCC